AGCATTAGATAGAGTAGGTAGAATTGAACAAGTTACCGCAAATACAGTAGGTTATATTACAGTACAACCAACTGTAACTGATGCTTCTAATACCAAATATACATTTGTTGTTAATAATACTGGTGCAAATCCTTATGTTGGTAATAATTTATGGATTGCTATGCCTGCTGGTGGTCTTCGTGATTCAAATGGTAAAAATCTTTGTGATGCTATTAAAGAAGTAACTGTAAATATTACTGTTGATCAACAAGGTGTACCTAATACCATAAATTTATCTGATGTTACAGTTACCAGACACGAATTAACTATGGCTGATATTTCTCTTCCAATTGGTACAAATGGTTTTTCAACAGATCGGAGATCTGCTAACAAAGCTGATGTTGTATTAAATCAACCATTTAACTACGGTTTAGATTTAGCTGGTAATGGTTCTCTTGTTGATACTGCTAAACTCCAACTCAATGGTCACGACAGATTTGACGAAAGAGAAGGAGCTTACTTCAACTATGTACAACCTGCTCAACACCACACAAGAACCCCAGCTGCTGGTGTCAATGTATACTCCTTTGGTTTACACCCTGAACAACACCAACCTTCTGGTACTGCTAACTTATCTCGTATTGATACCACTCTCTTATGGATTACTGTACGCGATTCTTTACGTACAACACTCGATGGCAAAGCACTTGTACCAGCTGTTCCTCAACTCAAAGATGCAACTCTCGGAAACAACGCATGGATCTTCGCCTTCTCATACAACGTCTTCAGAATTATGTCCGGTATGGGTGGCCTTGCTTATGCAAATTAAATTTAATTAGAGTTAACTAAATAATAAATAGTCAACTAAATAATAAATTTTTATGAATTAAAATTTAATTTATAAAATTTTTGGAATTAAAAATTTCCCACGAAAAAAACGAATAATTATTTTTGTTATAAAATTTAACAAAAATTATATATAAATTATTCACTTTTTGTCCATTCGTAAATACAATTTTTAATAAATTCAACTTGAAATATAAAATTAAAAGATTATAAAAATATATTTTTTTCTGAATATATTAATATAATAAAATGGGAGGAGGATTAATGCAATTAGTTGCTTATGGTGCTCAAGATGTATATTTAACTGGTAATCCACAAATCACTTTCTTTAAAGTCGTCTACAGACGTCACACTAACTTTTCTATGGAATGTATTGAACAACCCTTAGATTCCGCTAGATTCGGTGGTATGCACACTGTCCAAGTTTTACGTAATGGTGACTTAGCTGGTAAGATGTATTTAATGACAACTTTACCATCTATTCAAGCTGGTGGTGCTAAAGCTAATGGCAAAGTTGCCTGGGTTAGACGTGTTGGTCATGCTTTAGTTGACAACATCGAATGCACAGTTGGCGGCTCTCAAGTTGATAAACACTATGGTATGTGGTACGATTTATGGTATGAATTAACACACACTGTTGACCAAGAACGTGGTTACAACAAAATGGTTGGTGATGTTCCCGAACTTACAACAATGACCGATAAAGTTATTCCATCATATACTTTATATGTCCCACTTCAATTCTGGTTCAATAGAAATACTGGTTTAGCTTTACCTTTAATTGCTCTCCAATATCACGAAGTCAGATTTAACATTAAATTAAATACTCTCGCAAACTTAGTAAACAAACAAAATGATGCAACAGTTGTCGCCGGAGTTGCGGATTCTGCAGTAGAACTCTCTGCTTCTGCTTTACTTGTCGACTACATTTATTTAGATTCTGAAGAACGTAGACGTTTCGCCCAAGTTGGTCACGAATATTTAATTGAACAAGTCCAATTTGGTGGTGTCGAAACTTTAACTGGTGCCAACTCTAAAGTTAAATTAGATTTTAACCATCCTTGCAAAGAATTAGTATGGGTTGTCCAATCTGGTGCCATTGTTGATAACACTGCTAGATTCTTAACTGACAGAAAAGATTCCGACGAAGCTACATTAGATGCAGCTGCTCAAAAACTCGCTTGGGGTATGTTATATGTAAAAACACAATCACGTGGTAATGGTAACGCTCCTCAAGTTATCGCAGCTCCTACAGGTTTTGCTAATGCTCGATTAAATTCTCTTGTTGCTATTAATAGTGTAGAAATTGTAAAAGACGGAAATGCAGGTAATCAAACATCTAAATTTACATTTGTAGTATCTGCTGGAGCAGCTGGTGCAACTGTTGAAGGTGCTGGTGGTAATAATTATGTAAGAGGGGCTGCAGCTAATGATTTAGATGCTGCATTATTTATTGCAACTGCTGGTGATGGTGAAAATGCAGGTGCATTAGTTGGTACAAACTTAACAAATAATAACAATGGTCGCAAAAATTTAGGCGATAAAATTAAAGAAGTAACTGTTAACGTTACTACTGGTCAAGATGTCGATGGTAATGCTTTTATGACAATCAATTTATCTGATGTAACTGTCACTAGACACGAATTAACAATGGCTGATGTATCTATTCCTATTTCTGGATTTACAGATCGTCGTCAAAACAAAGCTGATGTTTCCGTCAACCAACCATTTAACTATGGTGTTGACCTCAATGGTGATGGTTCTCTTGTCAAAAATGCCAAACTCCAACTCAATGGTCATGATAGATTTGATGAAAGAGAAGGGGCTTACTTCAATTATGTACAACCTGCCCAACATCACACCAGAACTCCATGCGATGGTGTTAATGTTTACTCATTTGGTTTACATCCTGAACAACACCAACCCTCTGGTACTGCTAACTTATCTCGCATTGATACCACACTCTTATGGTTAACAATTGCCGATTCACTCCGTGGTGATTCTGATTCTCAATTACCAAAAGCTAACAATAATGCTTGGATCTTTGCCTTCTCATACAACGTCTTCAGAATTATGTCTGGTATGGGTGGCCTTGCTTATGCAAATTAAAGTTAATTAAAGTTAACTGAGTAATAAATAGTTATCTAAATATTAGATAGTAAATTGAGTTATAAATTTTATGAATTAAATTTTAATTTATAAAATTTTGGGAATTAAATTTTAATTTATAAAATTTTGGGAATTAAATTTTGAATTAAAAATTTCCCACGAAAAAAACGAATAATTATTTTTATTATAAAATTTAATAAAAATTATATATAAATTATTCACTTTTTGTCCATTCATAAATACAATTTTTAATAAATTCAAATTGAAAATTAAAATTAAAAGATTATAAAAATATATTTTTTTCTGAATATATTAATATAATAAAATGGGAGGAGGATTAATGCAATTAGTTGCTTATGGTGCTCAAGATGTATATTTAACTGGTAATCCACAAATCACTTTCTTTAAAGTCGTCTACAGACGTCACACTAACTTTTCTATGGAATGTATCGAACAACCATTAGATTCCGCTAGATTCGGTGGTATGCACACTGTTCAAGTTTTACGTAATGGTGATTTAGCTGGTAAGATGTATTTAATGACAACTTTACCAACTTTATCATGCGATGGTACAGCAACAGACAACAAGAGAGTCGCATGGGTAAATCGTGTCGGTCATGCTTTAGTTGACTATATTGAATGCACGGTTGGTGGTTCTCAAGTTGATAAACACTACGGTATGTGGTACGATTTATGGTATGAATTAACCCATACATTAGATCAAGAAGTTGGTTACAAAAAAATGATTGGTGATGTTCCTGAACTCACATCTCTTGCTATTAAACACAATCCATATGTTTTATATGTACCACTTCAATTCTGGTTCAACAGAAATACAGGTTTAGCTCTACCTTTAATTGCTCTTCAATATCATGAGGTTAGATTTAATCTTAAATTAAATTCATCTGCTGATTTAATTGTTAAACAAGCTTCCGCTACACCATCTACTGGTGAACTTTCTGAATCTGCTTTACTCGTAGATTATATCTATTTAGATTCTGAAGAACGCAGAAGATTCGCTCAAGTTGGTCACGAATATTTAATTGAACAAGTCCAATTCGGTGGCAAAGAAACTTTAACTGGTGCTAACAATAAAGTTAAATTAGATTTTAATCATCCTTGCAAAGAATTAGTCTGGGTTGCCCAATCCTCTGCTTTTAGCGGTGAACAGACATATCTTGTTGCACACGATGGATCTAGATCTCAACAAGCCACTGTTGATGAAGCAGCTAGAAAATTAGCATGGGGTATGGTTAGAACTGCTGCTGCTGCTGGAGAAGATTGGCGAGCAATTAATGCAGGTGTTCCCATTAATGCTAACAGTATTGGTATCGTCAGCAATACTGCTAATGGACAAACAATTAATGTTGTTGTAACAAATAATGATACAGTAGGGGCAAATAATATTGTTAATGGTGCACAAGTATTAGCATTTTTATCAACTGGTGTTGGTAATAATAATGTTAATTTATTACGCAAATTAAGAAATATCACTGTCAATGTAAGAGCTACAGAAGTTAATGATGGTGGTGTCGTTACAGCTTGGGCTTCTATTGCTCTCACTGATGTTGTTGTAAATCAACACGAATTAACAATGGCTGATGTATCTGTCCCACTTAAATCCTTATGGGAAACTGATCCTCGCGCTACTGGTCAAAAAGCTGATGTTACTTTAACCCAAAAATTAAACTATGGTTTAGATTTAGCTGGTAATGGTTCTCTTGTCAAAAACGCCAAACTCCAACTTAACGGTCACGATAGATTTGACGAGAGAGACGGTCCTT